CCTTAAAAGAAGGCTGGAGCCTATAACGCGTTTTTTCAGCCTCCAGCCTTCTTTTAAGGCGTCGTTGACCTTTCTGTCGAAGTCGTCGGCTTTTCGTTCATAGATGGTCTTGATCTGGGTCATGATGGGGAATCCTTTCTCTTGAAGTGTGTTGCGTGGGGACACGTCGCCCAATGGGGTATATACCCGATACCCGTGGGGTCCGTTGCTTGAGGTATGAGGGTCGCTCTGATGGTTTCTCCGTTGGGGGTTATTATGGTCGCTTCTCCCTGCTTATCTTGCCAGTAGACGACCTGCTCTGCATCGCAGGGCATTTTCTTGCCTGACTCCATCTCGATCCAGACGATGGGAGCTCCGCAGGCTTTACATTTTGCCATCGTCCTCTCCCTCCTGCCAGTTGCCCATGAGGTACAGCTCGCGCCCCTCGTGAGTTATGGTTCTGAGTTTGTCCAAATAGCTCGGCGTCTGTTGTTCAATCTCCTCGGGAGTCGTGGTTCTGAAGGCTTTGATGTAGCTGTCCCCATGAAAGACTATCTGGAATCGGTCATTGGGACAATAAGCAACTCCGCCGCACTCGTCAAGCAATACGAGCGTTCCGTCCTCTGTTATTGCGAAGCCGTCCATATCGCAGTACATCAGATGCTTTGCCCATTCTTCTTTTAATGCGATCTGGTAGGTGTCAGCTTTGCGGCCGGTCTTGTTATCAATAACCGAAAATGTCATTTCTGCCCCTTTCCGTCCTTCTTGAGAGGACACCATTTGGGAGAGCCTTTGACCGGGAATTCGCCATTCCCTCTCCTGAAGCCGATGAATCCCGGATAACGATTGCTCATGCGAGCTTTGAGAAAATCTTGGATGTATTCTTGGTCTGGGTGTTTGCAGTAGCAATGCGCAGTCCCGGTTCTGGGGTTGCGGAGTTCTTCCTTGTATTGGCAATTCTCACACTTTGGCATGGTTCTTACCCCCCATATACCATTGGCGATCCATCGGCATTGACAAGCAGAGTGAAGTTTCCACAATTATAGCCGCCCCAGCTTACGACATACATCACTTTCGTGTCTTTATGGTAAACAACCTTCCAGCTGCTCGTCGATTCTATCTCGATAAACATTGATATGTTAGAGGGGGCACTCTCGGCAATATCCTCGTTGCGCAATACCTTTACCCCGCACGAACATAAACTGATGCACAGTATCAGTGCGCATATTGCAATTATTCTTTTCATTCGGTCTTTTCCTCCGTTATTTCTTTTACAAGGCGGTCTATTATGTCGAGAGTCGATACCCTCATTACTGCCGCTCCCGTTGTAAGTTCTTCTTTGAGCTTATCCGCAAACTCTTTGATGGCTTCGTTGTGGCATTCGTGATAATCGTGAGTGAAATAATATTTTTTCAATCTCGCAATCTCTGCCATCTGCCGATTTATGAGGTCAAGGGCTAATCCAATCAACCAAGGCTTACACCCTGTTACATACTCGCATTTAGAACACTTTGAGCCTCGATCTCCGTTCCGACAATGATCCAACGCCTTTATAGTCTGCTCGTCTGTGAACTTATGGTCGGTCATTTCTTTTTCCTCGCTTTCTTTCTGTTTTTGCGCTCTCGCTTTTTCTTTTCCCATTGTTTATGGGTAAGTCCGCAACGCTTCGAGCGAGTCTTTATTTCATCGGGAAGTGGAGTTCTGCCATAGGGCATCCAAATATCGTCAAGAAACATCATTCGTCCTCCAATTCATCAAATAGCCAATAGTGCTTGTTCATAGTGAGACAATTATATGGGATACTCGCGTCGTTTTCCTCGTCGTATCCTCCAAAATTGCTCCAGTTATCGCAGCTCACGCTTGTTTGGCACCAACCTACGGCAATGGTGTCGTTTGGGAGCTTTTCGAGCAGGTCGGCCTGTTCGGGCAGGGATGTGATTCCGTCAAATTCGCGGAAGGCGGTGATGACTTTGGGTATGTCTTCCACTTTGACCAGGCAATTGTCAAAGGTAGTGTGAAGCACGATGCGCTCATGAATCGGGATGTCTGCTCGATTGGCAAGATTCCAGATATCGTTTGCGGCGTTTTCGTCATAGAATGCAGCCATGCGGCTGTATCCGGTTCGGAACGGCGGGAGGTGACGTTTCTCCAGCTCCATCCATACGGCCATGGCTCCGCGCCAAGCGTTTTTGACATCCGCGAAATGTTGTGCGTTGCCATTTTTATCGAATGTGTAAATTATTGTGCTACTCATTCCTCATCCTCCGTTTCTTCCTCGTCTGACTCCACTTCGCCGTGGTCGCAATTCTCAAGCAAAGATATCACTTTTAAGAAGCTTTCGCTTTCCTCGCAAACACATATTGAATGATATCCTCCGTGATTATCTTTAACCACGCCGACGTGCTTGCAATATAAACACTGACAACCCATTATTTGCCCTCCTCGTCTTTGCTCCCGACATTTGTGTCGGTCACACCGTATTTCTTTTTGAGTTCGTAAAGCCTTCGCTTTAATTCAACAATGCCAATACTGACATAACCTACTCCGTTTCGGCTTTCAAGAAAATCCCACACATCTCCAATCACTGCCGAAGCAACCTCGCTCTGCTTGCGGTAGTCTTTATCGTAAAGGTGTTTAGCAACAGTGTTGTTGGTTATCTGTTTTTGGTATGAATTTCGAGAGTCCATTTGACTTTCAATTATCACAATGCCTATATTTTGCACTTGTGATAATTCTTTCGCCATTTCCTCAAGCTGCTTATTTTTGTCCATTCAACAGTTCCTCCGCTTCCTCTCGGGTGAGTTTACATAAAGGGGAGCCTACCTCGTAGCAGTCTTCGGGGCCTTCGAATACATACCACTTGCCTTGGATAAATGCCACGCCTTGGGCCTCGTAGGAGCCGACATAATCGTCGTATCCCTCTATTTCTTCGATTGCGTAGTACACCGTCTGGCCAATCTTCACCGGCGGCGTGAGTATGCCTTTTGCAAGAAGTGCATCGGCTATCTCCATAGCTTTGCAAAGTGGCATATGACCAACCTTTTCTTTGAGCACAGGGTATAGCACTTCAAGTAATCTATCTGTTTCGGTCATGTCTGATCCTCCCTCGGGAGCTTCGTTCCGAATCGGTCTCTGAAGTCCAGAGAATCCGTGTACTTGACGTATATGAATTCGTCGTCTTTGAAGCCCTCGATATAAAATTTATTAAAATCTTTGCGTTCGGTAACGAGCCAGTGAGCCTCTCCCATGATGGCTGCCAGGAATAAATACGGTACCGTGAGGACCCTTACCTCGGCTCCAAAAACGGTGATTGCTGTTTCGCATTTCACTTGGCTCTTGAATTTTCGGTATGCGATAGTGTCGGTTTCTATGGGCATTCCGAAGGTCGTTCCGTCAAACTCGACGGCGTGAAGGTGCTTGCTCATTATCACACCTCGCCAAAATCTTCGTATTCGGGGTACTCTGCATTATGGCAGTCAAAGCAAATCCACCCGTTCGGTGAATTGTTTGTTCTTATCATTTCGCTTTGCTCGTGACGTTCTCCGCAAACACCACATTTTCGATAATACTTGCGGATTTTCTTTTTAACGGGCAAATTCTCCGCATACTCGCCGACATATCGCATCGCCTCGGTCGGATTGTTCGCCTTGACGAGCGTGATGGTCTCACAGAAACCGCACTTGACGGCGTAGAGCTGCTCTTCGGCGTAGTAAACCTTGAGCCGTGTTCCACAGTTCCGGCATATGACATTGGTCGCCGGAACGAAGTACGCATCTGCTTTGTATGCGTCATGAAATTTCTTGTCAGGCATCATTCTACACCTCATAGTTCTGCTCGAAGTCGGAGATGGCATTGATAATATCAATCAGCACGCCTTTGACCTCGGCAATCTCGCCGTTCTCATAATCCTCCGCGGCTTGGCGTAATGCCGCGGCGATCTTCTTATCCTGCAGTTCGCCTTTCTTGAAAAACTTGCTCATGGCTTCACCTCCTCGATTTCTTTGCGTGCTTCAGCTGCGGTCTGACCTTGGCGCAGCCCTACCATGATGGAGGGCGGCGTCGGCATAACCTCTTTGAGAGGTCGCCACAGGTGCAGGCAGTTCGGCATATTGTTGACGTATTCGCTCTTTGGGGGATGATACTGAACAACCGTCTCGTCTTCGTGGAAAAACATATCCTTGAGGCGGCACATTTCGTCCCACGTTGGCGTGTGGCTGCGTTTATATGGAGCAAGGCTGACGTGTTCCCAGCCTCCGCCGTAAGACCATATCACAGAGCCGAACGCCTTGCCGCCAGCCCACACCTCTCCGCATCCGCCATCTATGCCGATTTTCATAATCATCAACCCGACTGTGCGTTTCAATTCTTCAAGGCTTTTCATATGTTCAATCTTCCTTCCAATCGAGCGCCTGGCCACAGTCGGGACAGTATTTGCTGCCCCAATCGTTGATATTATCCTCGAATCCGTGGCGGCATTCCGGGCAATATGCCATATCATATACGAGGTGTCCGTCTGCATATCCGTCGCCCTCGTAGTCAGGCTTCTTCGGTGTCTGCTTGAGCGTTGCCTTTGCCAGTTCGGTCTTCAGCGCCTTGTTTTCAGTTTCCACTCGCATGACGTCTTTGGTCAGGAGCACGTGCTTTCTTGCGAGCTCTTCTTTGGAATAGGCTTTCATGGTGAGCTCTATCTCTTGGGCGTCGGCGGTGATTTCGCCGTCCTGGCTATATCCGATGCCCTCAAAGTTGTAGTTGCCGCGTTTGATCTCCGCATGGTCAGTTTCGACAGCTTCGTTGTAGTCGGGTCTCTGTTTTTCTTTTTCGTAGCAAGCCATGCAGATGCAGTCTTTGTTGTACATGGACATGGTGCGCCCGCATTCAAGCGATCCGCCGCATCTGTCGCAGTTTTTTTGTGTAAAGAATTTATCCATGATGTTCCCTCTCTTCCTTTATCTCTTGCCAGAGCTTTTGGCACTCTTTGCAAATTTGGCCTGATTGCCACGGGTGTTCGTTGGGAATGCCTTTCCCGCATAACAGGCATGGAATGGCATGTGTGGGTTTTATCATGCTACAGGCCACGCCCTGAAGGTTAATTGATAGCTCTTTTTTATGCTCATACTCGGCTTCGTCCGAGTCAAAAAGGGTGTTTACCTTCTCGTATTCCATATTCTTTCCTTTCTTCATGGTAAGAGCCGAATGCCATAAGGCACCGGCTCTATTTTTGGTCGTTTAGAAGTTATCAAGCTCCTCTATAACAGGGGGCTCATCGTAGGAATAATCGTGTGTGAAGGGATTCCCCTGTGTTGTGTCTGTCTGCGTCGGCATCTCCACCGGCGCCAAGGCAGTCTCGTTGATGTCTACGCCGACTTCCTCGGACGCATACATTCCGCCGAGGTCTTCGGGGAAGGCTTCGCGCAGGGCTTGCACCAGGGCGACCTTACGAATCATGGTTGCGGGTTTCTTTGCCCATTGGCTGTTGACGACGCCGTCTTTCGTTAATCCGACGTATTCATCGTAGGATACGACCGCTTCAATCGGCACGTCGTAGTCTTTGACGTAGACCTTTGCCCATCCTCCGATGAGCTGCTCGCCTTGCATCAGGAGAGCGCCGGGGCGGTGCTCCAGCTCTCCGCTATCGCTGTGGAAGATAACGATGCCTGCCTGCTGTCCTGCGTATTTCGGATTCCTCATAGCTCTCTTGGTGATTGCTTCCTTACCGGTCACGATGGTGGCGGGCTGGTTTCCGAACTTGATGAGGTACGCCTCCCGAAGGAAGGGGTTCAAGTGCTGGAATCGGCAGAGGTTCAGGAACATGGCGACCTCTTGGTCGCTGACGTTGCCGCTGCCGTTCACCAGATAGTTTCTGATAATGGACGGGGAGAGCTTGACGGTCTCCTCACCGCACTTGTACTCGACTACCTTGTCATTGTTCTGGGGTCTCTTTGCGATACTGTTTGTTACTGCCATGGTGTTGTTCCTCCTTGTGTTTGGGTGTTAGATTTTATGGTGGTTGATGCCGTTCTCGTTCAGAAAGGCTTTCAGCATAGCTGCTTGATTCTTGGTGACCTGCAGCTCAAGGCGCAGGACATAGACGTTCTCCGTCAGTTCGGGCTCTTCCTGGGACTTTACAGGCTCTACAGGCGCACTTTGTACCTCGGGGTTGCTTACGGTCGGACGCGCCGCTTCCGTTGCTCTGGCGGCTTCCTGGGCGGCTCTGGCTGCCTCTTGGGCTGCTCTGCGGCGTTCCTGCTCTGCTTCCCACGCCTTGCGCTTTTCTGCCTGCTCTGTGAGCCTGTGGGCTTCTTGGATAGCTCTTCCGAGGTCGAGGGTGTCAAGGTACGTCTCTTTTGCTTCAAAGGCATACGCGGGCAGATTTTCAATCACCGCAAGCTCGGAGGCGATCTTCTCAAGGCGTTCGTCTATCTCGGTCTGGATAGCCTTCATCTTGAATGTGGCGTTCAGCCACTTTTCATTGGCTATCTGTTTGAGGATAATGCCGGTGGGGACCTTACCAGCCTCCAGCTGTTCCTGCCAGTATGCTTCGATGTCTTCGCGCTTTTTCTGCTTGTCGCGTTCTTCGCTTGCCTTGACCTGCCCGTCGACGTTGGATACGGCGGTGTCAATGATGCCGATGATCTCGTTAATCTGCCCTTTGAATACATTGAACTCTGCCATGTATTCCCTCTCGCGATTGATGCGCTCGTCGTTCAGCGCTTTCTGGAGGCGTTTGAGTTTTGCGCGGTCAGCCTTAGCCTCTGGGATTTGGTCGCTTGTGTAGACGGTGTTTGCGTAACGCTCCGAGGTCTGGGTGATTATTTGCTTCAGCTCTTCGTAGTTGAACTGAATCGGCTCGGGCGCGGTGTAGGGTTGAATTCGTAGTTCCATGTGGTTTCTCCTTGTTTGTGTATTTTATATAGACGGCAGTTTGAGTGCCGGTCTTTGTTTGGTTTCGACCGACTTCCAAAAGTCGATCCCTTTGGATTTGGTGTGGTTTATGTCCTCCAGTACCTCATCCCTCTCGATTGGGTATTCTCTGAAGTTCATTCGAAGCTCTCCGTCCTTCGTGTACCATTTGATGAGTGCGGTAAGCCATACAAACTCCCAGCCGCTCGCTATCATCTGCCATATCACTTGGCAGTAATATTGGTCGGGGATGCGGTCAGTCCAGTCGTCCCATTGTGATGGGTTCCGAATCTCGGTGGTCTTGACCTCAAGCCCGCCCCTCCGTCCCGTCTGGAGCTCTCTCAGCTCTCCGTCTGGTGTGCAGAACATGAACGGGTGCTCGTCGTTCCGAATAATCTTGTAGGGCGATTCGTAGCTCACCTCAAGCTCGGGGTGGTTGAGGGCGAACAGTGCTCGGATGTGCGGTTCTGCGTCGTGGCCGTACTGTACGTATGGCTTGTCGGAGATGTCCTCCGACTCTCGGAGTCCGACTTTCTCTTCCCAGAGCTGCTGATTGGTCTTCCACTTGCTCATTCCGAGCAGGGATGCCGCGTCAGATGCTCCGATTCCGAATTTCCGTTCTTGGAGCCATGCTTCGTGGGTCTCGGGCAGGATTATCATTGGTCGCACTCCCTTTGGTAAATGACGCAGTCCACGCCGTCCATAGTCTCTTCGATGATGCTCAGCACTTCTTCCCAATCTCCGCCGCAGACGCCGCAGGAGAGCTTATACGGAAGGGCTACGCTCCATCCGCTCTTACGTGCCAGTTCTCCGAGGCATTCGAGTGCGTTTTTCAATGCGTTGGGGCGGTA